ATAAGAGACAGTATATAAAGAGTTTGGAAGGCGTTTCCGAACGTATCCGTTTCCAGGGCCAAAAATCAACTAGAAAAGGAGACACAGAAATGGAAAGAAATCACATCAGAACATATCGAGGTTTTATGGTAGAAATAGACGCAAGAGTCAACCAGGCAACAATGGACCGATATGGTATCCAAAATCAGAGCCTGGTCGCTATGGAAGAACTATCAGAACTGCAAAAGGTTGTATCTAAACTGGTACGCTATCCAGAAGAAAGAACAAAGCCTTTTGATTTCAAAGGACTAAGAAATAACCTGATCGAAGAAATGGCGGATGTATTGATTTGTATGGATCAGCTTATCGAGTATTATCAAATCGAAAGACATGAGATTCAAGAACTTATTCAAGCAAAACAGGAAAGACAAGCTAAAAGGCTAGAGGAGGAATAAAACATGAAAGAAAATAGAATGTATATCAAGTGCGACCGATGCGGAAAAGAAACATCAGTCGGAATCGAAAAGAGCAAGATTGAAAACGGAAAAACAATCGAAACCTGGAAAGGACTTCCAGAGGGCTGGATCACAACAATTGACAACAAAGAGTTGTGTCCAGAATGCGCCGAGCGGTACCGCGAACTTCAAAAGAAGTTCTTCCAGAAATGATAGAAAATCAAGTTGAACAATACCTGATCAAAAAGGTATCAGAGCTAGGCGGTAAAGCCTGGAAGTTTGTAAGCCCAGGAAACGCAGGCGTGCCAGATAGACTGATCACATATAATTCAAAGGCTTTCTTTGTAGAAGTAAAAAGGCCAGGCGGTAAGCCTAGAGCCCTACAAAAAGCCACAGTAGCCCAAATACGGGCAACAGGTATGAAAGTATACTGCATCAGCACAAAGGCCCAGGTGGACGAACTAACAAATCTGATGCGGTCTGGAATCATACCGGAGGAGCGACACTTTGACAGAATTTAAACCTCATGACTATCAAAAGAAGGCTATCAACTTCGGACTGGATCATAAGAAGTGTGGTCTTCTTCTCCCTATGGGAGCCGGAAAGACTGTAACCACGCTAACGATCATCAGCCTTTTAAAACTAATCGACACAGAAAAAGTTCTGATCATTGGCCCTGTGCGCGTAATAAAGAGCACGTGGCCGGAAGAAATAGAAAAGTGGAGTCACACTAAGGACTTGAGCTATTCAATCATAGCAGGCACTCCAAAACAACGTGAGAAGGCACTGCAACAAAGGGCAGACATTTATCTCATAGGCAAAGAGAACGTTACCTGGCTAGTAGACAACAAATACTTCGATTTTGACATGGTAGTGATTGACGAATTATCAACTTTCAAGAACCCAAAAAGCCAGAGATTCAGAGCCCTAAGAAAAGTTATGCCGCTAGCTGACAGATTTATAGGTCTAACCGGAACACCAGCCCCGAAAGGAATCCCGGACCTTTGGAGCCAGATATATTTGATCGATCAGGGAGAAAGATTAGGTCGAACGTTAACTCAGTTTCGAGAAAGATATCTAATTCCAGGAAGAAGAAACGGGATGATCGTATACGATTGGAAGCCAAGACCAGATGCAGAGGAAAAAATATACAAGAAAATAGGTGACGTATGCATGAGCCTGGATCAGGCAGACTGCGCCAAACTTCCACCGGTTCAGTACTTGAAAAAATCAATCGAATTACCTCAGAAAGCGATGACAGAATACCACGCTTTCAAACGTGAGAAGGTTCTGGAACTAGATAACAACGAATCACTGCTAGCAGCCAACGCTGGAGTGCTATGCGGTCAGCTTCTACAGATGACATCAGGAGAAATCTATAAACGTGATCAGCTGGGAAATAAGCTCGAAGAAGTAGCAACCCTTCACACGGCTAAACTTGAGGCACTAGACGACTTGATCGAATCCGCGAACCAGAACCCGGTGATGGTGTTCTATTACTTCAAACACGAACTAAAACGAATCAAGGAACATCTGAAAAAGCAAAAGATCGAAGTAAGAAGTCTAAACAGTGAAAAAGATGTCAAGGACTGGAACGACGGAAAGATAGACGTGCTGCTTTTGCATCCAGCAAGCGCAGGACATGGGCTTAACCTTCAACGTGGTGGACATATCGCAATCTGGTACACACTTCCAAACTGGAACCTTGAACTGTATCAGCAGGCAAATGCCAGAATCTACAGACAAGGACAGAAACAAAACGTGACTATTTATCAGATCGTAGCTAGAGGCACAGTAGACGAGGACATGCTGGATGCACTAGAACACAAGAACATAACACAAAAAGCCTTAATCGAAGCTTTAAGGAGGTAAAACATGACTTACGACGAATTAATTCCAGAACTAAAAACGGTGCGCTACTGCTGCCACCGTTTGATTGAATTGAATCAAGAATTGGAGGTACTAAACCACCAGACAACAGGCCTTGCAAAGTCTGGCGGAATCGAACTGACCGCAGAACAGAAAAAAAGTAAGTGGCCTATGCCGACATATCAGCATCAGTACCACAGCCCGCTCGGACTATTCGAGGAGATATCAGCCAAAGAACAAGAACTGCATCACTTCCAGAAAAGACTGATGGACCTAAGATGGACGGAGCTACTCGATTTGCAAGACCAGAACATTCTATGGGATCTGTACATTCATAGAATCAAGGCTGAAGAAGTTGCTGAGAAATACGGATACACAAGACGAGGACTATACAAACATCTGATGGCGGAAGTAAAAAAGCTCACAAAAAGTTAAAGAGTTCCCACTGTGTACCACTTTAAAGTGGTATATTAGTACTTGTAAAAGAGGACCGGTAGAAAAGGGCCCTCTTTTCTTTTACCCGGAGCGTCCTCCTTTATAAAAAACGAGTGCTTTCCAGACAACGTCAACGTCAAACATCAGCTACGATAAATCATGGACATCAATTTTATTTTCTTTTCAGCGCTCCGGGTAATCATAGACAACAAAGAAGCCTTAGAAGCTTCTTTTTTAATACACAGAGGTGAACACACATGAACATTACAGACATAAGAACATGCGACCTGAAGCCTTACGAGAATAATCCAAGACTGAACGAAGATGCCGTCGATTTAGTCGCAGCATCTATAGACGAGTTCGGATTCAAGCAACCAATTGTGGTGGATAAAGACCTGATCATTATTGCAGGACACACGAGATGGAAGGCAGCACAAAAGCTAGGCCTTGAGACTGTCCCATGCATCCAGGCCGACGATCTAACACCAGCACAGGTGAAAGCCTACCGATTGGCAGACAACAAAGTCGCGGAAGCAGCACAATGGGACCTTGACGCTTTGCAGTTTGAACTGGAAGAGCTAGACAACATGGACTTCGATATGGAGCCTTTCGGATTTGAAACAGAAACATTCGACGAACAAATCGCAGAGGACGACAACTTCGAGCCAGAGATTCCGGAAGAGCCGACAACCAAAAGAGGACAATGCTGGATGCTAGGAAGGCACAGATTGATGGTCGGAGACAGTACCAAACGCCAGGATGTAGAAAAGCTTTGCAGCGACGCTACCATAGACATGGTCGTAACTGATCCACCTTATAACGTAGCTCTAGGACAGCATATGAGACCAAGCGAAGCCAAACAGCTACACCGAAGAACCGACGGACTGGTCATTGATAACGACTCATGGGAAGACGACGAGGGCTTTATTGAGTTTCTAAAAATAGCCTTCGAGAACATGACAGAACAGCTCAAGGCTGGAGGCGCCTTCTACATTTGGTACGCATCTACACAGAGTAAGAACTTCCTGGAAGCAGCAGAACGCGCAGGCCTAAACATCCGACAAACGCTGATCTGGAACAAGAACACATTCGCACTGGGCCGCCAGGACTACCAGTGGAAGCACGAGCCGTGCCTTTACGGATGGAAAGATGGCGCAGCCCATTACTTCGTCAATACTAGAAACCTTGTAACCGTACTCGAAGATACAGAGAACCTGGACATTGACAGCATGAAGAAGGACGAGCTTAAAGGCCTTCTAAAATCAATCCTGGGGGGGTGCAAGGACACAACGATTCTGGACGAGAAGAAGCCCACGAAATCCGATCTGCATCCAACCATGAAACCAATTCCACTGATTGCAAGACAGATCAAGAACAGCAGCCGAACTGGAGAAAACGTGCTGGACCTATTCGGAGGTTCAGGCTCCACGCTTATGGCTTGCGAACAGCTAGGAAGGAGATGCTTCATGATGGAGTATGATCCACACTATGCCGATGTAATTATCAAGCGCTGGGAAGATTACACCGGAGAACAGGCGGAGCTGATATCAGATGCCTGCTAAGGGATTAGCTGGACGCACGAAAAGCGAAGCGGCCAGACAGCGCAAAGACCCCATGCAAAACCTGAAGCCTTTCACGAAAGAGAATGCAGCAGAGATGGGACGCAAGGGTGGAGCCGCAAGCCAGAAAGTCCAGAAAAAGAAAAAGAAGCTGAAACAATGCCTGGCCGCAATCCTAGAGTTGGAGCCAAGCGAAAGAAACAAAGAAAAGCTGATCGACATGGGACTGGAAGATGATGAGCTCAGCAATCAAATGCTTTTAGCCGCAACCATGTTCAACAAAGCCACACGCGGAGACGTAAGGGCTGCAGAATTTATTCGAGACCTTACCGGACAGCAACCAGTCACAAGTCTAGACAGAGCCAGAACGAAGCTGATGAACGCACAAGCCGAACAGATCAAGAGACAAGGCGATCCTTCTAAAGAGATTACGAAACTGGATCTTTTATTGAAAGCTATGGACGCAGTAGCCGGAGACGATAGTGGAACTAACTGAGAAACAGAAAGAGTTCTGGAATCATAAACCGAGCCGCTGGAACATAAAAGAAGGGGCTACACGTAGCGGAAAGACATGGCTGGACTATTACATCATCCCGAAACGGATTCGAGCTATAGAGGGCCTTCCAGGCCACGTGTTCCTTATAGGAAACACGAAGTCAACACTCGAAAGAAACGTTCTAGAACCCATGCGAGAACTATACGGACCAGAACTGGTCGGAAGAGTAAGACCCGATAACACGGTAAAGCTTTTCGGGCGTATGTGCTACGCGATAGGCGCAGACAAAGAAAGCCAGGTTACAAAGATTCAAGGGGCCTCAGTAGCGTACTGCTACGGGGATGAAGTCGTAACCTGGAATAAAAAAGTATTTGATATGCTAAAGTCGCGTCTAGATAAGCCATATAGCTGCTTTGACGGAACATGCAACCCGGACAACAAGAACCATTGGTTTTTACAGTTTCTAGAATCAGGAGCCGACATCTTCCGCCAGAAATATACGATTGAAGACAATCCGTTTCTGCCGCAGGAGTTCGTGGAAAACTTGAAACTCGAATATCGAGGGACAGTCCTATACAACAGATACATACTAGGAGAATGGTGCAACGCGGAAGGGCTACTCTTTCCACAGTTTGCAGATAATCCAGACGAGTGGGAAGTCAAAGGAGAACTCCCACTTTTCAACATGATCAACATAGGCCTGGACATAGGGGGAACCCGTTCGCATAGTAGCCTGATCGTTACGGGAATCACGGCCGATCTTTCTGAGATTGTAACCTTTGCAGAACGTAAAGTCGTACATGCTAAAGGAACTATAGACGCCGAAAGACTTTGCACAGAGACAGTCGACCTGATCAGAGCTTTATGGATTCAAGGATTCGTGGTATCAAGCGTTTTTGTAGATAATGCAGAACAAGTTATTCTGAACAGTATACGAGTAGCCGTACAACGGGCAGGCTTTCCAACCAACGTGATGGATTGCCGCAAGATAGACGGAAAGACTAGGATTCTGACATATAACATGATGCTGAACCGACACAAGATGAAGTTCCAGGCAGTACCTATGGTGGTCGAAAGTTTGAGCACAGCCCTATACGATACGAAATCGAAGGAAGACAAGATTCTGGATGACTTTACAACCGACGTCGATACATTCGACGCCCACTTTTACAGTTGGTCGACATACATGGACCTGATCACAGGAAGGAGAAATTAAATGAAAGTTTTATTCACAATACTAAAGGATTTAGGATATCCTGTGAGCCAGGAAGTCCAAGACTACTACAACAAAATTCAATTCTGGAACGATTGGTGGAAAGGCTACGTTCAAGAATTTCATAAATATGAGATCAAGAACGAAAGCGGAAGCAGCAGAGATGTGAAGCGCAAGCAAATGCGAATGGCTAAAAAGATCTGTGAAGACTGGGCCGATTTGCTTTTGAACGATAAAACTCGAATCCTGGTAGAATGCAACGAACACGGAACAGACATCACACAAGAGTTCTTGACAGGAGATAAAGAAGACCAGAACGGCGGAGTTTTTGGAAACAGCAAGTTCTGGAAGCTTGGAAACAAAGCGGTCGAGAGAGAATTCGCACAAGGTACCGTGTGCTTCTATTTGCAGCTAGTAAAGCCAACAGTGAATAAAGGGCAGCTAAGTGCCCAGAGCGTACAAATCAAAACTATCAAGGACGCACAGAAAATAGTGCCATTGACCTACGACGAGGAAGATATTTCAGAAATTGCATTAGCTAGCGAGTATACGCAAAACGGGGAAAGTTTTATGTACATCCAAGTCTTCAAACAAGAGCTAGAAGGCTATCAAATCTACAACCATTATTTCAAGATCAACAATGTGGCAGGAGACGCCGTAGGCTATGAAAGAGTATCAGCACCACACGGAGAAGCAATCAGTTACAAGCTACCCTGCAAACCTTTTGTGATCCTAAAGCCGAACATTGAAAACAACATTGCAGACGTACCATTAGGAATGTCGATCTACGCAAACGCAATCGACATGCTGGAAAGTTGCGACTTGGCATACGACAACCTATTCATGGATACTTTGTTAGGAAAGAAAAAGGTATTTATGGACCAGGCGCTGTTCAGTATGAAGCCAATAGCCTATGCGCTAAACGATAAAGGTGAACGAGAACCAGTAAGACAAGAGCCGGACGTCGGCGCAACTTTGGAGAAATCTCTATACGTAAGTACAGGAACACAAGTAAGCCCAGACAAGCCTCGACTTTTTGAGGAATACAATCCAAGCCTTCGAGTTGACGAGAACAAAGAGAACGTTCAATTCAATCTAAATCTTTTATCAAGTAAATGCGGGCTTGGCCAAAACAGATATCAGTTCAGCATCCAGAACATGACTACAGCAACTCAGGTTCGTGCAAGCAATAAAGAATTAACAGAAAGCGTCTGGAAGCAACGTATCGCAATCCAGGACGCACTTACAGAGCTAACTAGATCAATTATCATTCTGGGCAAAGAGAAGTGCCATATATCCGGACTTGATCCAGACGTTCGCATCACAATTCAATTTGACGATACTATGTTTTCAGACGAGGAAGCGGAGCGCCTAAGAATGCTTCAGGAAATCTCGGCCGGAATCCTACAAAAATGGGAATATCGCGTCCGATACTATGGAGAGGACGAAGAAACAGCCAGAGAGATGACTGGAGAAACAGAGAACCCGGCAGACAGAATTCAAAGTATGTTCTTCCAACAAGATGAACAAAACGAAGAGGAGCCAGAGGGTGAAGCCTAATGCTAGAACCGAACTATCTGCAGAACGTAGGTGACGACTTAGAAAAGCTGTATCAGGAACTGGCTACAGAAATACTGGTGGATATAGCGGAGCGAATCAAACTGAATCAGGACGCTATGACAAGCACAACGGAGTATTTAAACAACAAACTAAAACAACTTGGTTTGCAGCAAGACTGGATTAACCAAAGACTAGCTGAAATACTTCACGCTTCCGAAGAAGAAGTCGACCGGATCATGCAACAGAGCGCTTATAAAAGTATCCGCGACACCTTCGACAGACTAGAGGCTGGAGGATACGACACAAGCGGCTTAGAATTTTCGGATCAGATCAAAAAAGGAACATCAGCACTGTGGGGAGACATCCAGAACCTTACAAGGACCACAGCTCAACTGGCTAGTGACACTTTTATGCGATACTACGACATGGCTTATCTTCAGGTATCAAGCGGAGCTTACTCACTAGATCAGGCAACCGCAAACGCAATAGACAAGCTATGCAGAGAAGGCCTAACAAAAGTATCCTACCCAAGCGGTGCTCAACGATCAATCGAGGCGGCCGTTCGATTGGCAGTACGAACCGCAGTAAACCAGAACGCCCTGGCTTGCGAGAAATCGGTCATTGATGAGCTAGATATAAATCTAGTACAGACAAGTGCCCACATGGGAGCCAGACCAAGCCACGCAGCGTGGCAAGGTAGAGTGTTCTGGGTAAATCATCCGGAAGGAAACTACGAGAACTTTTATGAAGCTACAGGATACGGAACAGGCGCAGGACTTGGCGGATGGAACTGTAGGCATTCATTTACTGCATACTTTCCAGGAATAAGTGAGGATTACAACAAGCCTGTAAGTCCTAAAGAAAATGACAGAATATACCAGATGGAGCAAAAGCAAAGGTCCTACGAAAGAAACATGAGAAAGTGGGACAGAGAGCGACGTGTGAAGGCAGCAGCAGGACTAGACACGACGAAAGAGGACTACTGGTATAAATACAACAAGATGAGACTGAAGGAGCTTGTGGACGCTTCTAAGGGCCAATTAAAGAGAGACTATTCAGCCGAGAAGATAGGCGGAACAAAAGGCAGACCTTACAAACCTGTAAGAATACCGAAGAAGTGCATCACGACTAAGGCCAATACACAGGTTAAAAATGACAGTGGAACTCCGAAAACTAAAGTGATCAAGCTAAGCAAAAAAGAAGACTTGACAGGATATAAGATGGACTTAGCGTCAAAACAAGATAAGCACTATCAGGGTACAAAGCAGTACAAAGATTCAATAAAAGTAGGGAAGTATCCGTCATACTTTACAGTTTCAAGAGAAGAGCTAAAAGAAATCATTCTAAAATACGCGCAAACGGGTATTAATCAATATGATAAGAATCAGGACTGGCAAAACTGCGAAACAATACTAGACTGTGACAAGGTAATAGGGTATGCTGTAAATAGAGATACAGGTGCCAAAATAGAAACAAAATACTTCAGAGTCCATTATTCAAAGGATAAGGGGTTTCATGCAGTACCTGAGTTTCCTTCGAAAGGGGTATTAAAAGAATGAAAACACTGACCAAAGATGAATTCATGAAAGCCTGGAGCCTTGAAAAATCCCGTGTGATATTTAACGACGGAGACATTGTAGAAGGATGCTCGGTTTTTATTTCAGACGTTGACAGCTTTAACGACGTAGACGAAATAGAGATATATACAAAAGACGGAGGGTGCATCCTTGAACCTTTGTCAAAAGTAAAGGAAATAATCAAACTGGATTAGGAGGCAGAACATGTCAGAAGATTTCAGAACGATATACAAAATTCTATCAATTCTGCAGAAATCAATGGACTATGAGGTCGTAGACATCCGAAGACTTTCAGCGGATAACCTAGACATCACAGAACCAAAGAGAAAAGCACTTCTAGGCATGCTACTGAAAAATGGATACGTTGAGGGTTTCCAGGTGATCCAATACATAGGAGACCAAACACCAAACATTGAAGGGCTAGAGGGTATCAGGATAACCCTGAAGGGACTAGAATACCTAGAAGAAAACAGCTTGATGCAGAAAGCCGCAAGACTTGCAAAAGGAATTGCGGAAGTACTATAGAACACAACTAAACAAGGACAAGAACCGTGCTAGGAAAGGCGCGGTTTTTATTATGCCCTAAGCACGGCGTTTAAAAGGCTTGGCTACCCCTCGGCAAGGGATATAAAAGGCCGGACTCGATACTGGAGTGAACCAGATATAAAAAACGCAGGAGGACAAAATGGAGTTTTTAAAAGAAATCTTAGGGGAAGAATTGTATGCACAGGTTGCAGCTAAGCTAGAAGGTAATAAAACCGTAAAATTAGCAAACCTAGCCTCAGGAGAATACGTCTCGAAAGCAAAGCATGATGCAGAACAGTTAGCAAAGGACCAGCGTATTCAAGAACTGACTGACAAAATTAAAAACTTTGAAGGAGTAGACGTAAAACAATTACAAACAGACGTCAAGAACTGGGAAATTAAATACAACCAGGACTTAGAAAGTGCAAGACTTGACAGCGCGATTCAATTAGCTATCGCAAAATCGGGAACCCTATCCGAAAAGGCCTTAATGGGGTTACTAGATAAAGATAAGATTAAGTTTGATAAAGATGGAAAATTAACAGGACTTGACGAACAAATCGAAGCTATCAAGAAAGAGGACAGCTTCTTATTTAAGGCGGCAGAGCCAGACGACCCAACCAAAGGTGAGGATGTAAAACTTGATGGAGATCATGGAGGAAGTCCAAAACCTGAGGCGCCAACAACTCTAGCCGGTGCAGTTACAGAATTTTACAAAAAATAGGAGGAACTAAAAGATGCCAATTACATTAGAGCAATCAAAAGTCGGTTTAGCCGATCACGTAGACCAGCAGGTCATTGACGAGTTCCGCAGGGACTCTTTTATTTTAGATCGTTTAACTTTCGATAATGCAGTATCACCAGGAACAGGTGGCTCAACATTAACATATGGCTATTTGCAATTAAAAACACCATCAGTGGCTGAAGGGCGTAAATTGAATAGCGAATACACAGCAGGAGAAGCTGTAAAGACTCAGAAAACAACAAACTTAAAAATCTTCGGTGGAGCCTACGAAGTAGACCGTGTATTAGAAGACACAGCAGCTAGCTCAGAAATCGCATTCCAGTTAGCTCAGAAAATCATTGCAGTAAAGAACAAATTCCACTATGACTTCATTAACGGAAAGTCAACAGCCAAAGGAACTGCTGCAACAGATAACACAAGCTTTGACGGTTTGGATGTATTAGTAAAGGGAACAAATACGGAAGAGAAAAACGCAGATGCAGCCTTTGATTTGTCGACAGCCGCAAAGATCAAAGAAAACGCAGATGCCTTTACTTTTGCATTGGATTCTTGGTTATCAACTTTCTCTGTAAAGCCAGACGCTTTATTAGTAAACCGCAAGACGGCTACAGTTTTAAAAACTATCGCTAAAATGCAAGGATACTACACAAGATCAGAGAACAGCTTCGGCCAAGGCGTAGACAACTACGACGGAATCGCAATCGTTGACATGGGTGAATATTACAACGGAACTAAATCCTTGATGTGCGTACCTATCGACGAATCAACAGGGACAACAAGCATCTATGCTGTAAAATTCGGATTGGATGCCGTGCACGCAGTAAGTCCACAAGGACAGAAAATCATTCGTCAATACATGCCAAACTTGAGCGAACCTGGAGCGGTAAAAAAAGGCGAAGTAGAAATGATTGCTTCTATCGTTTCTAAGGACACTACAAAAGCCGGTGTATTCCGTAATGTACAAGTAGCTCCTGTCGCAGCATAAGGAGATAAAACATGATCCTAAGCTTTGAGGAATACACAGCCTTAGGTGGAACACTACTGGATGAAGTAGAGTATGCGCAGATAGAGCCAAGAACCGAAAGCCTTCTAGAATCCTACATTCGAGAGAAAATTCCATACTGGAAGGTTCAGGCTTTGGAGGACTACAACATGGACCTTAGAAAAGTAATCCTATACCAGATAGACTTCATAGAAGCACATGGCGGCATGGATTGCTTTGTAGGTTCTAGTGATATGAACTTCACAGGCGCAACCACAAGCGGCTTCTCGTATTCCGTAGATAATGCGAAAACGATAAGGTTCCATGACATACCCTTATCAAGCCTAGCAATATCAGAGCTCGACTACCAATTATTCAAAGCAGGACTAGCCTGCCAGGCGATATGGTAAAAAGCCCGAGATGGCTTAGGCCGCATACAATAAAAGTCATGAACATTCTAGGCGAAGAAAACCTGGAAGAAATTACGTCAACAGTAACGGTCCAACACGTAAAGATTTCCAAAACAAAGGCCCGGACATATGGACAGACGGGCGCCAGTAATTCCGATACGATCCTCATCACGATAGACGTGAACGATTATCAGGCGGACAAAGTTCTAGTTCCCCCTTTAGAATTCAAGACGCCAGAAAAACAATTCACACTTAGAACCGGGGACCGTATCGAAGCACATGGCGACATTTACGAGATCACAAATGTGAATATTCTAAATCCCTTGAGAAATACGCCAGAATTCATAGAGGTAACGTGTGAGTGAGTATCATCTAAAAGTTATAATTGACATCCCGGTGGCACAGCTACAGGCCAGAGGAACCAAAGCGCTCCGCCGATCTAGATTGAAGCTGAAGCAGCTTATCGTTCAAGACACGAACAAAAACGTGCCTATCGGAAAAGGAACGCTGAGAACCTCAGCTTTAAGATGGGCGGCACAGGATAACGACTGGATCATATGGGATACGCCGTACGCACACTTCCAACATACAGGAAGAGTGATGGTCGGAACCCATAGCCACAGTCCATGGGCTAAACACGGAGAAACAAAAGTCTATACAGCTCGAAATTTGAGCTATAGACAAGGAGGTTCTGAGTGGTGGCCTAAGACACTGAAAGCACGAAAGAACGCCTGGATGGAAGGCGCGAAAAAGTTTTTCAAGGAGGAATTCAGATGAGTGAAAAGAAGATCATAAAGCTGGAAGACGTAAAACAGATTGAAGACGGATTATATAGTTTCTTTTCTTCAATCAATATAAACAACATACCGTGGTGCCTGGAGTACTTCAACGACTCCAAGCACACCGCTTTACTTTTCAAAAGTAGTGGCTACACGGAAGAAATAGAACACTATCTGGGTGGTGGCTATAGAGCTACATACCCTTTTGAAATTTATATTCAAGCAAGTAGAAAGGACACGAAAGCACGCTTGGACCTATCCAGAATCCTGTATGCACTAGTACAGGCACTCGCGGAAGAAGAGGCGCAAGGCTTCCCAAATCTAGCATTGGACGAAGCGACACCGCAAGGGGTCACGCTCACAACGCTACCTTCAGACTACACGGGAGAAGAGGCCACGCTTTCAACTTTCTATTGCTCTATGACATTAACCTACGAAAAGAAAGGAAGGTTTGAATAATGGCAGCAGAAGAACTACCTAAAAGAGAGATCAAAGTCGAAGAGAATTTACACTACGTCAAATTCACAGGCTCAGAAAGCTACGTTCTAGCTAATAAAGGCTTGACGAACTGGGAGCAAGCTTTGAACGCTACAACGGATGATGGCGTGCAATATATCGGAGAAGCAGGCAGTCAAAGCCAGGTTACAGGTTACGCGCCTACAGTATCTTACGAAGGCCGTGCATACCCAGGGGATGCCTTTAACTATTGGCTATACTTACAAGGTAAAGAACAGAAAGTCGGTTCTACTTTTGAAGAAATCGAAGTAGAAACATGGAACGAGAAAACAGCTAAGTCCGGAGACTTTGTAGCCTATCAAAGAATCTACGAAGTGCAACCAGACAACCCCGGAAGCGGAGAGGCCGGAGCTAAGCTAACATGCTCTGGAACATTCGCACAACAAGGCGATCAGGTGAAGGGAACATTTAATATTAAGACGAAAACATTTACCGCAGACAGCGCCACAGAGTAAAGCACATAAAAACATAAGGAGGACACCATGGAATTAAAGTTACAAAGACAGTTATATAAAGAAATCGACATTGACGGACACAGATTCAGAGTCGACGTAAAGGACACTTCTAAAATTGAGGCCCTAGAGAACTGGGCAACAGAACAGAATTCTCAAAGCAAATTCGGAAAAGAATCACTAGAGGACTGTCCTGCTTTAATCGATAAGATTCTAGGAGATGGAGCCTTTGAGACACTATTCAGAGGATACGAAGAAAGCTCGGCACAGTTTGAACTTTGCTTCACATTGCACAGCATCTTCCAGGATGAATTTTTAAAGGATCAGCAGGCAAAAGTCGCTGAAGAAGAAAAGAAGAATCTGGACAAAATCGACAAGCTTTGCGAATCTATGGACAAATTTAACAGGACATTAGAATACGCAGACAAACGATATGGAGGAAGAAATGCTGTGGCTAAAGAGAGAAGATCTTCCGGAAAGCGTAGACGTTAACGGAACGATTCTCCCTATCTTTGCAGACTTTAGAACCTGGGTCCGAGTTGACAGCGTTATACAAGATAACGCAATACCAGAGGAACTGAAGCTGCCCGTTATTTGTGATCTAATAGGAATCAACCCGTTCGCTTTTAAAGGCGATCAGAAAGACCTATGGGATGCAATAATGAGCTTTTATTTTTGCGACAAGAAGCCTAGAGAATCCTATGCCAAGACAAACGGTCGACAAGGCTATCGATTCGAATATGATATGGACCTTATATATGCAGCATTTAGGCAGCAATACAACATAGACCTTTTAGACGCCAGACTTCATTGGTTCGAATTTAAGGCACTTTTTAATGCACTAAACGACGATACTATGATTGTACGCATTATCGGATACAGAACTAGAGACACTTCAAGCCTTAAAGGAGAGGAGAAAACTCATGCGCAGCGTCTGGAAAGATACTACCGTCTACCAGAGGAAGAAGGACCGGAAAAGGAAAGAACACCGCAAGAAATAGAAGCAGAACTTCTGGCCAGATTAGAAACCTAGGAGGTTGAGGAAATGGCATCAGGAGCTGATGGAACAATCAAGGTCAAATTAGGACTAGATGACAGCGAATACAAAAGCGGCCTTAGCGGAGCGCATAAAAGCGCGGAAAGCTTCGCGGACAAAGTGAAGTCAACCTTCGTGGGCGCAACTGTATTCAAAGCAGCCAGCAAAGGCTGGGATTTAATATCTGGATCAATCGGGAAAGCAACCGCCCGATTAGATGCCATGCAAAAAGCTAAACAGGTAATTGGAGTTTTAGCAGGAAGCAGCGAAAAAGCTACAAAGGTTGTAAACAATTTAAGTGACGCTGTAACGGATACCGCGTATGGACTAGACACAGCCGCCACTTCAACACAAAAACTGGCTACATCAGGACTGGGATTAGATAAGTCTACTCGAATGGTAAAAGACATGATGGACGCCGTTTCTTTTTACGGAGACGGAACCAACGAAACCCTGGCCAATACGATAGACGCAATCGCAAAGATGAACGCATCTGGAAAAATATCAGCCGATCAGTGGCAACGTTTAACCGACGCCGGAATCCCCGTTTTAAAAATCTTTTCAGAGAAAACGGGGAAAAGTATGGCCGAAGTATCCGACGCCTTCTCCAAGGGCCAGATTAGTGCGCAGGAATTTAATGACGTACTGATGGATGCCTTAGAGAACGGAACGGAATCATTCCCAGCAGTAGCAGGAAAAGCCAAGGAGATGGCCGGAAGCTTTGCAACAAGCTTCACGAATATGTCGGCACGTATCGCAATCGGTATCGCTAATATAATCACGTCCTTCAATGACTTTTTAGCTGATAACAGCTTACCCACAATTCAAGAAATGATTGCGAACTTCGGGTCCGTAATCAAAAACGGATTAAACTGGATTGCGGAAGAAATACCGAAAGTGCTGAATGCACTAAAAGAATTCTTTGCACCAACCGCGGAAGCTATAAAAGCAGCAACAGAAAAAATTCAGGAAGCCTGGAACAGCGTACGAGATACAATCGCACAAAAGCTAGATTCCAACGATTCTCTAGATTTTGTAAAAAGCGCTCTAGAAAGAATCAGAGACATTCTGCCAATCCTTGTAGAAAAAGTAGGGGAGTTCGTCGCAGCCTTTATCGAAAAGCTTCCAGACATCATAGACAAAGTACAAACTGTAGCAGATATGATTCAAGGACTTATGCCTTTGATTGCAGCTGTAGCCGGAGCTTTTGCAGCCTGGAAAGGAATCAAGGCTGTTAGTGACATAGCGAAAACAATCGGGGATGCTGGAAAGAAGATCAAGACATTCGGAAGTCTAGTATCAAAAGGTTCTGGATTGCTTGATGGACTAGCTTATGCTGCATCATCAGGAACGGGCGTATTTGCGAGTATGGCCGAATCCTTTACACTAGCCGGCGGAGGACTTTCAGGACTAAGCGCAGCTCTTGGAGTAATCGGTGGCCCTATCACATTAGTGGTCGTAGCTATCGGAGCCTTGACCGCGGCGTTCGTATATCTTTGGAATACAAGCGACGGATTCAGAGAATTCTGGATCAATCTATGGAACAACATAAAGGAGACCACAGGCCAAATTGTAGATGGGATCGTGAACTTTTTTACAGTAACGGTTCCTGAGGGCTTTAACAACTTTATGAGTACTGTTTCTGAGATTCCCGGAAAAATAGCAACGTTTTTAGCAGAAGTGATTTCTAACGTTGCCTCCTGGGCATCTGAAATGGTACAAAAAGCGATTCAGGCAGGAAGCGAATTCGTATCAAGTGCAATCAACTTCATTCAGCAGCTACCGGGGAAAGTATGGAACTGGCTATCAAATACGATCAGTAATGCTGCTAACTTTGCAAGTCAATTTGTACAACAAGCAATACAGGCTGGACAGAATTTCTTCAGCGAAATAGTAAACAAGATCGGACAGATACCAGGGGAAATGATTTCGATTGGATCTGAAATCGTAAACGGGATCAAGAGCGGAATCAGCGGAGCTTGGAGTTCGTTGACGGGTTGGCTTGGTAACATGGCTAAGGGCCTTATTGACGGGGTAAAGAGTGCTCTAGGAATCGGCTCGCCTTCAAGATTATTTGCGGATCGTATTGGTAAATGGATTCCAGCCGGAATCACTCTGGGCGTAGAACAAGCTATGCCAAAAGCTAAGGCCTTTATGGGACGCATGTCGAACGAATTAATAGACGCAGCTAACATGGACAGCCTAACTTCAAGATTGGCCTTAGAAGGCAATCCTGGAGGCCTAGGAAGCGGCTTAGGTAATACGGTCGTCTATCAAGTAGATCAGACAATAAATTCAGCGAAGGAGCTAAGACCTAGCGAAATCGCGCAAGAAACAGAAAGAATGGTTAGGAGGTTAGCATGGGCGTAACAGTAATATATACAAACAGCCTGGGGAAATCAGTTGAGTTTTCCGAGGCCTCAGGCATCCGACTAACAACACTAGACGGAATCTCTAAAAACGAGATCACCTTATCAGAATCAAGCGTTTCTAATCAAATAGGGACAACGGTGTCCGGGGCTTCTATTGAGCCTAAGGACATCACCCTAGAAGGGCGCTTTAAATACAACGCAGACACAAGAAAAAAACTTTTAGCTGTAATCCTTCCGGGCGTATCAGCAAATCTAAGATACATTAATACACGAGCTGGGATTGACGTTTACTGGAAAGTCGAACCTAAGACGACTCCGATTATTACGCTCAACGAAACCTGGCAAAAATTTCAGATTGTATTGAGGGCTCCATTCCCATATGCAAGACGTGCAAAGGAAACAAAGGTGGCCTTCCAGAGATTGAGGTCACTCTTTAAATTTCCTCGCTCTTTTTCAAATACGGAACCCTGGAAAATATCAGAGAGGATCACAATGCCACTAGTAACAGTCGATTACAATGGCAGTATAAATACTGGTTTTCTTTTGACAATGAAAGCAGAGGCAAAAGTGAAAAACCCGAAAATTTTGAACGTGTTCACTCAAGAACACATATCCTTCGGGCAAGTAGCAGACCTCGAGATGAATACAGGGGACGTGCTAGAAATAAGTACTTTTGCAAACGAGCAATACTGCCACTTGATACGAAACGGAGAAGTGGAAAACATTTTCTGGATGACCGATTATGATTCCGAGTTTTTCCAGATTCAGCCCGGAGAAAACATACTGAACTATACAGCAGAGGAAAACCCTGGAAGCCTGGATGCACTTCTACAGTTTGAAGAAGTACTAGCGGGGGTATAAGTATGCACTATTATATTTATGACAAAGAAGGAAAACGACAAGGACCACTCCAGAACATAACCAGCGTGCAATGGAACCCAAAATATTACGAAACAGGAAAAGCCGAGATTCATGTGGAATATACGGAGTTCAATACAAAATATCTACAGAAATGGAATCGGATCGTTTGCAAGGAAAGAAATGAGATTCTTTTTATAGAATCCGTAGAAAGACTCGCAGAAGAAATTGTAGTCCTTGGACACATGGACAATTTGGATGACCGTATAAACCTCTATACTTTGACCGTTCGAAATGTGGAACAATCGCTGCTCGGTAGTTTTGAAAAGAACAAGCGCGGATTGGATATCGTAATCGGAGAGAATACAGGTCTTCCTGGAAAGCTTGAGAACGCATCCGACACAACATACGACACGCTCAGGACTATGGCCCAGAAATACTGCCAACTAATAGGTTACGGCTACAGAGAAGTTCTAAAAGGGACTACACTGAATTACTTCGAAATTTATACGGGAGCAACAAAGAACAAGTTGAGGTTTTCAGACAGACTTGGAAACCTAATCTCGCAAACTTTTATCGAAGATATATCAGACTATAAAAACTATGCTTACGTGTATGGCGAAGAATCTGGATCAGGACGAAAAAGCGTGATCGTAGATCTTCGAACAAAAGACGAGCCAAGGATGGAGCTATATGTGGATGCCAGAGATTTACAGTCTACATATAGCGACGCCTCAGGAAACGAACAAACCTACACGGAAGAGGAATACAGCAACAAGCTAAAAGAGAGGGGCCTCAGTAAGCTGGCAGAGGCTAGAAAGGGCTCTTCTAAATTTGAATTCGAAATTGAAGCAGACGACAAAAAAGCAGTCCTTCAAAAGGATTTTGATCTAGGGGACGTGATTCCTTGCCTAAGCTTTAAATTCAACTTATTTACGTTTGCAAGAATAACAGGCCTTAAGTTTGTAGAGGAAAGCAATCTGCAGACGCAGGTCACTCTTGAACTAGAACTTGTAGAGGTTCAAGAAAGCGCAACAAAAATGAAAGGAGGGGGCTCATGACAGCGTACCCTTTAAATGATACGGAGTATCTGGCAGAAGATCTACGGATGTTCCACGCCGGGAGAACACCTGGCCTTTTTAATATCACCGGTGAAGACTTCGAAGTGAAAAGTGCCGGTGGTATGAATATATCAGTCAGTAACGGGCTCGCCTTTTTAAAGGCATCCAGCGACGGAATAGGCGGTATCGTTTACTCGCCTAAAGACAAAACTACCCTAACAGCTACCGTCGCTACAAACTACACAAGATATGACTACGTGGCCATTCGATATGATAAGATCAGCAATTCATGCGGCCTTGTATATCAGAAAGGAACGCAGTCAATGCCTACGCCTATTCGAAATCTAGAACAGTACGAGCTGATTATTGCCGTTGTAGCTTTAAAGGCATCAGCTGGAGAAATTACGCAGGAAATGATTCAGGATGTGCGACTCGACGAGAGCTACTGCGGTTTGACAGTTGATACATTAACAAAAGTGCCAACGCAAGAGCTATACAATCAATTCCAAAGCTTTTATGAAAGAATCCAGAAAGAGAACGAAGACCTTCAGAACTCTAATAATGAGAAATTCAGAACATGGTTTGATAATTTAGAGGAAACGCTCAAGGGGGACGTTGCTACATCACTAGCTCAGCGCATTCTAAACCTTGAAGACATGCTTATGAATAATCATTTCACCACGATTCTTTTATCTGATGCCGGAACGCTAGTAGACGAGAACGGACAGGAAATTTTAGCCGATTGGGCGTATGAAGTTGAATCCGGTGAAGTAGGTAAAGATTGGACTTACAAGGTGAAATCATGAGACAAGGGACAACACCAACTCTGGTCATTCATACATCAGGACTCGAGCTAGAGAAACTAACAAGTCTATATTTAACAATCGAACAGAACGGGACTATTCTAACAAAAAGAATGGACGACCTAGAGATTGAGGAAAACACTGTGGCCGTAACGCTAACTCAGGAAGAAACGCTTCAATTTATGCCTGGACGGTATCAGGTACAAATTCGAGCTATCACCGAAGAAGGAGTGGTCATAGCTTCCCCAATTCTAACTCGTCCTGTCTTTCCCGTTTTATATAAGGAAATCATAGAATGATGAAAGATGAATTTAGTATCAATCTAGCCGAGGAAAACGAAAGCCTGGGGTTTGACTTCAAAGAGCAATACGTCGCAGGAACAAGCGATTATAACAAACTGAAAAACAAGCCAACTCTAAACGGTAAAGAGATCATAGGCGCTATGGAAGAAGAAGACCCGACAGTTTCTGGATGGGCAAAAGAGCCAACAAAGCCGAGCTACACGGCGGAAGAAGTAGGCGCAATAAAAAAGGACGAGATCAAGGCAATCTCACTAGACGAGCTTAACAGCTTGTGGGAAGGAGTATAGACATGACTACAGAATACCTGGACAAGGCGGGGGCTACCCTACTAGTCCAAAAGACAAAAGCAGAATTAGCAAAGAAAGTTGATGCCGTAAGCGGTAAAGTACTATCAACAAACGATTACACCACAGCAGAGAAAAACAAATTAGCAGGCATTGCAGCAGGAGCTCAGGTTAACACGATCACAACGGTGAAGGTCAACGGAACAGCGCTAACACCAGATGCCAACAAGGCTGTAGATGTAACCACACCAACCAAAACCTCGCAGCTTACAAACGACAGCGGGTATCAGACAGCGTCACAAGTAAGTTCTGCAATTAGTACTGCGGTTGGAGGAATCTCACAAATTTCATACAGTAAAGTGAGTTCACTACCAAGCACAGGCGCAACCGGCGTTATTTATTTAGTAGCACATAATCACGGAACGCAGGACATCTATGATGAGTATATCTGGATGGCAGACTCAAGAACGTTCGAGAAAATCGGAAATACGGACATTGATCTAAGTGGATATGTAAGGGCAACCGATTTAGCAGCAATCACGACAGACGAGCTGAACGCAATGTGGTCCGCAGCATAGGAGGTGAAAGCCTATGCTCGGTTTCAAAGATAAGGCAGCTATTAACTGGATCGTAACCAAGATAAAGGCGGTCACAACGTCGCACAATAACCTAAATCAAATGGTTATGAATAACCACTTTACCACGAATTTGAACGCAACAAGTGCTCAAGATTTAGTGGATGAAAAAGGAAATACTATCCTAGCCGATTGGTCTTACGAGGTAGCAAGTGGGGAAGTCGGAACGGATTGGAAATATAAAGTCAAGGAGGAATAACATGCCAGGAAAACAAGTGACAGAATTAGACGCATTACCTAGCTTTACAGATACAAGCTTATTGCCTGTTCATAACGGAGCAGGATTAAAAAAAGGTACGTTGTCGCAATTAATGGATTACATGGCAGAAAGATTCAGTAATCCGAACTTATTGCTTAACTCGAATTTCAGAGTTGACCAAAGAGGGTATGGTACATATTCGAATAACACTACAAAACCAACGTATACACTAGATAGATGGATGAGTATTAATACTAAAGTTGTATACAACATTGATGGTACGGCCACAATCACATCATTAGCTACTACCGATACAAGTTCATGGTTTAAACAAATCTTAGCACACGCAATCAATGATAAGTGCACATTATCGTGCAATATTACGGCAGTAACAGGTAATGCGTATCTATACAATCAAAGAAATGGTAAGAAGATTGTAAAAGGATTAAATACCGTAACTTTATCTTATTTGAAGGAAGCAAGTATCGAATTAAAACAAGGAGCGTCAATCACGATTGAATGGATTAAATTAGAGAAAGGTAGTAAAGCTACAACTTATGTTGCGCCAAACTACGCGGAAGAATTGCAGAAGTGCATGATGTACTACAAGCAATTACAAGCATCATTAAATGGCTATTTCACAACTCAAACGTATATATCTAGTGATGAACTATCAAATATGAGAACTAAACCGACAATAAAAGGCGCTGGCAGTTTTTGGTTGTATTATTGGGCTTCTTATAAAAAATATAATTTCAGTAGTGTGGGAGAAATTTCATTAACAAAATATAACGAAATCACAATATTACTAGCACCGGATAGTACCACACAAAACTGTACATTGGTATTTGATACAGACGGCTACATTGAATTGGACGCAGAAATTTACGCAGCATAGAAGGGAGCAAAAAGAATGTATAAGGTATATGTTAAATTGAACGATGATAAATGTATCACATCTATTAATTCAGAAATCTTTTTATCAGAAGAAGAAATTCAAGCTATGACAGAAATTGACCAAGGGCAAGGCGATAAATACGTGCATGCTCAAAGTCAATATCTTAAGAATGGATTAATTGATGAACTAGGACGATACAACTATAAAATAGTTGAAGGTAAAGTTGTAGAAGTTTCTGAAGATGAAAAGCCGAAAGTTGCAAAACCAGAACAACAAGCAACCGCACAGGATAAGATTGAGGCACAGGTCATGTATACAGCCCTAATGACAGATACTCTTTTAGAAGAAAGCGAGGCCTAATCTATGTTTGAAAAAATCAAAAGATTCTATAATCTAAAATTATATACTGATAAGCATGTAAGAAAGTTCTGCGAAAAAGGATTTATTACGCCTGATCAGTATAAAGAAATCACCGGAGAAACATACTAACACTGGAAACAAGGAGGAGCGAAAGACTTCTCCTTTTTAATAAATAGAAGGAGGTCCAGAATATGAGAAAAGGACAAAAACTTACAAAAGGCGGATATCAACTTTTAGGCTTTCCGATGGAGTACATGAATGTAACCCAAGGAAACAATGTAGGAACACACCTAGGAACTAACGCCTTAGACAACGCTGGAAAGGATACAGGAATCGACGAAACAATCGCACCATGTGACTGTCACCTAGTAGCCTATGACTCGGCACGAAACGGAAATGCGGTATTCCTAGAATCAGACAAAAAAGTGCTATTCAGAGACGGAACAATTGATTTTGCAACCTTTATGTTTATTCACGATAACTACATCGAGGATATCAAAAGAGTGAAATATTTCAAGCAGGGCGATACGTTCGGAGACGAGGGAACGGCAGGATATGCAACAGGAAATCACGCACACATTGAAGTTGCAAAAGGAAAGTTCTCTCACATGTACGACAGAAATTCGCAAGGAGTATATCACTTGCCTAATAACATTTCTGCAGACTTGGCATTCGTAACAGACGGAACAGTCATTCTGAATAAGGGAGCATTCGCAAATTGGACAGACGCAAGCCATGTACCATTCAATCAGGGAGGCGGAACTTCCACTGGATCAGCAACCGTGCTAAACTCTATCCCTTCCGATTTTGTACACGAAAAGGCTACATTCTATCCTGCTTGTACAATCAAGATCAGACGCGCGCCAAGCCTAAAAGGACAAGACACAGGACTAACATATATTCAAGGACAGCACGTCAATTATGACGGGTACGTGAAGCGAGAAGGCTACTGTTGGATTTCTTGGATTGGCGCAGACGGAACGCGTAGATGGATGGCCTGCGGAGAATTAAATTCCGCAGGATTTAACACAAGTCCATACGGAACATTTAAATAGAAAGGATCAGCAATAGAACACAATGAACAGGAGAATAAATAGAAGATACCAGACACCTCTGCGCCCAGACTTTGCGCATTTTTTAATTGAGGAACAAGGACTGAGCGACAGACAGAAAAAAGTTGTATACCAGCTAAGAAGCAAAACGCAAGACTCGCAATGGCACTACCAGGACGCAGGCATGTCAAAAGACGAATTCGAAGAAACCGTCAAAGATTTAAACGACTACTACTGGGCCGTTTTGGTTGATATGGCCTTCGGATTTTACAAGCTAAAGAAGGACAAAAGAGGAACAATTCCAGACACGGAAATATTAGAGAATATAGGTGAAAAGAGGTAGAACACAATGAACACACCATATTTCAATAATTTCATGCCGCAGCCTGGACAGTTTGGAATGCCACAGATGCAGGCACCGACTCAACAAATGAACCAGATTCAGTTTGTAAACGGAATCGAAAGTGCTAAAGCTTTCACTTTAGGACCAAATCAGTCCGTGATTTTAATGGACAGTAACAAGCCTGTTTTTTATCAGAAACAAGCCGACGCAAGTGGCTTCTGTACGATCAAGGCTTATAGCTTCCAGGAAGTGAAAGAAGATCAACCGGAAGACAAGTACCTCACGAAAGCCGAATTCAAGGAATGGCTTTCAAAGGTAGAACAGAACGCGAGAGGAGGCAACCGTCATGAATCCACTACTTCAAAATAGACCAGGAGGAAACGGAAACATGATGCAACAATTTCAGCAGTTTAAAAAGATGCTAGGGACGCAGGATCCACAGCAACTTTTAAACGAGCTGATGGCCTCCGGAAAATTTACGCAGGCTCAACTGGATCAAGCCAAACGAATGGCCGAACAGTTCAAGGGCTTTCTAAAATAGGATTTTGCAAAATCAAGATAGATAAGAAAGGAGAACGCACATGGACAACTTATCATTATCTGATATCGCTTCTGTAACTGGAAACAAGGATGGCTTTCTAGAAGGAAACGGGATTATCATTCTAATTTTATTCTTTTTGATTTTTGGATTTGGTGGCGGAGCCTGGGGAAACAACCAGCAAGGCACACAGGCTGAAGTTCAGCGCGGATTTGATACACAAGCTATTATTAGCAAGCTAGACGGAATCACAAACGGAATCTGCTCAAACGCATACGAAAACGCGCAGCTAATCAACCAGATGAACGTGAACCAGATGCAAAACGCAAACCAAACACAGATGGCCATGATGAATGGCTTCAACGGTGTAAACAGTTCTTTATGTCAAGGTTTTGGAGGGGTACAGGAAAGCATTAACAACCTATCTCACCAGATGGAACAATGCTGCTGCAACTTAAAGACTCAAATGATGCAAGACAAATATGATGCCTTGAAAACTCAATATGATCAAAGCTTGCAGGCAATTTCAAACAGCGTACAAACTCAAAACATTTTGAGCCAATTAGGACGATATTACACAAATCCGCCTTACTACCCACAATACGGAACTTACTACCCTACAGGCGCTACAGTAGCCTAGAGGTAGAAACATGATCCAAGTCGTCAACACGACAAGCGCAACACTAGCAGCAGGCGCAACGATCCCACCTGGAAACGTTCAGGTTCGGACAAACAACAGAGTCAATCTAAACGGAAACGCTCTGGAAATCGTAAAACCTGGAACGTATAAAGTGGATGGAAGCTTCGTGATTTCAGCAACTGCAGCGGGAACAAATCAAGTGCAACTTTATGCCAACGGAACAGCAGTTCCGGGAGCCGTAGCACAAGTAACAACAACCGCAGCAGACAACGTGATCACTCTTCCAGTATCCGCTGTCATTCAGGCAGCACCAGCTGCACCAGGAAACAAGGTCGCTCTAACGTGGGTTACATCAGCAGCCGGAACTCTGATCAACGCATCAGAAACGGTTTCTAGAATAGTATAGGTGATTGAAGGCATGCCAGAAGGCGTGCCCTTTTTAGTAGGAGGTAACGAGGATGAGTAGACTTACAAACAAAGCATGGTGGGAAGCAGCAGGAGTTCGAGCAATCAAGACAATGGCTCAAACAGCGCTAGCCTCTATCACAGTAGGAGCAGCCGTTCCGGACGTAAACTGGATGTACGCAGCAAGCACAACGGTCGTGGCAGGTGTATGCTCAATTCTAACAAGCTTAGCAGGTTTGCCAGAAGTAACCGAGGAAGAATAATGACTGATACAATTCTGGTTGCGATCATATCCGGACTTTGCGTCGGAGTACCTTCAGTCCTAGCAACCTGGACCAGCAACTCCAAACATTCAGCATTGCTGGACTATAAAGTGGAACAGATGGACAAAAAGGTCGACAGCCTAGCAAAAAAAATCGAAAGCCATAACGAGCTGGAAAAAGAAGTGGCTACACTAAAGGAACAGGTCAAAGACCTATCGGAACGGGTCAAGGGAATGCTTGAAAAATAGCGTTCCCTTTTTTTATTTTCTGCTTTATTTTTCGCTTTTTTGCTTGCTTTATGTACTGTAATACCTGTCTCTTATACACAT